GAGGTTGAAGATGATAATAATTATGGCTGGTGGAAAACCAACATAACAGAAGAAGACAGGTCTAATCCAGTGATCCTTTATTCTAAATCGATAGAGCCGGATCAAAGGTTTCCCCGCAGCATAGAGAAACTGGAAGATCAACCCACCTCAGAAACAGGGGAGACATCTAAAGTTTTTGAAATCACCGACACCCCTAAAAAGGGTAAAGAGATTAAATTCTCCAAAGAGATAAATAGGACTGTCGATATTGATAAAATACCTAGGGCCACTTTAGCAGAATTAAAAGGAGGAAAGGGGTTTGTGTTTGCCGCTGATAGAGCCTCAGTTGGAGAAATCACCTCACCAACAGGATATAAGCATGAATTCAAAGGTGGGCCACTTTACAGCTATTTACCTAAAGTTGGGGCGTGGGCATTCACTACAGAAGGATCAGCTAAGAAGATTTTAAATAGAGTCAATGAAAGCGATGGAATTGGCCTTATAATGCTTCAAGGTGATGAGGGAATTAAAGGCTCTAATGCATTTCTTGAATATACCCAAGGAGAACTAGAGCATGCTATATCGAAGGGATCATCAGAAAAAGAGATAGTAGACTTCATTAACTCCAAACTTGATACGGTTCCAGGAAAAGCAATTTTAGCGAAGGGTGGCGTCAAGATAGAGACAGTGGGAGAGTTCTCAACTTTAATGCCATTTGAGGGGAAAAGTAAAGTCAACTACGAAGAGCGCGGCAACTTCCTTGAAATTGTATTTGGTGCTGAGTTTGAGAAACGATTTGGGGTGCCAAGATTAAAGTATGGGGACAATGTCAAAAACCGCCCCAATCCTACTATGCTTGACTACGTAAACGATCCAATGTTTAAAGATCATGAGTATGGTGATGTTGTAGGGGCTATTCAATTCAATAAGGGAGCGGAGGTAATCGATACGCGGGGGAATGACTCATTTGACGATCACCCCTCATACCCTTTTATTATAGAAGGGAAGCCGTTGATGATATTTGAGAACGCCTACGATGTGCGGGAGGTAGCCCCAGACTTTGTACCGGCACAGGGAAGTCAAACTCCGTTAAGTGAGAGGGCGAAGCCACAGGCCGCGCGAACAGCACTATTAGGCCAGCCAATGGTGAAGTTCTCCCGAGAAATCTCCCCTAATTTCTATTCTACCACTATCCAAGCCTTAGTAAGGGTAAACATGAACAAAGCCCCAGCCGAGCAGTGGAAGAAGACCTTAGAAAACATGGGTGCCTCGAATGCAGAGATGAAGTGGATGGGTATAGATGACTTCTTTGCAGAGAACCCCAAGCCTACAAAGCAGGCATTAATGGAGTTCATGGAGGCCAACCAAGTGAAGGTGGTAGAGATTATTAAAAGAGATGATCGTGCAGAAGGATACTTGTCGAACTTAAAATTCATTCATAGAAAATGGGATGAGTATGATAGACTCCCTTACGAGGCTTTAAATCCGGGAGAAAGAGACGCCCTTGAGGATTGGGAAAATGAATACGGCGGCATAGATGAACTTGGGGATAAAATAAGCTCTATCGAGAATGAGGATGCCGTAGTAGATAGTGGTGGTATCCGCCACGGCTCGCCAAGCCTTAATCTCCCTGGAGGCAAAAATCCAATAGAGCTGTTGATGATTTTACCGCACAACCCTTTAGATAAAGCCGGAAAGGAACTTGCTAATTTTGAAGCTCAATTCGAGAGTAAGCCTATTCCTGTTGATATGCAGGATGAACATGAGAGGCTAAGAGAAAATATTGCCCTTGCAAAATCAACAGCGTCAGAGAAGTTTCACCATCCCAACCACTGGGAGGAGCCAAATGTATTAGCCCACATCCGCTTTAATGAGCGAACGACCTCAGATGGTAACAGAGTAATGTTTATTGAGGAGCTACAAAGTGACTGGGCACAGGAAGGAAGGAAGCAAGGGTTTAAAGAAATGTGGAAGCCGGAACAGTTAAGGGTTCTTCCAAAAGAAGAAGCACTAAGTAAACATGATATTGAGGACTCTGTTTGGGCGGTAGAGGCAAAAAATCCCGACGGGACAATTGGCCAGCTATTCACTATTTTAAAATCAAAAAAGAAAACCGAAAAGGAAGTTATTGATTACATCGTAAAAGAGAAACCTGAATTAGATTCAGGCGTCCCACAAACCCCCTTCAAAACAACCGACCAATGGTTAAAGCTCACCTTACGTCGGGCAATACGCTATGCGGCAGATAATGGGTACGACGGCGTAGCGTGGACTACTGGAGAGCAGCAGGCGGATAGGTATGATTTAAGTAAGCAGATCAACATGGTTTCAGCTTCTAAAAATGATGATGGGAATTACCAACTTATTGTAGAGGATAAAACAGGACAAGAATTAGAGGATTATAGAGGATCAGGTAAAAAAGTAACTCCGCAAGAAATGGAAGATACTATTGGAAAAGAAGTATCTAAAAAACTTATGGAGGGAGCTGATAGGAATTTTGGGAAGCCTTGGCCTAAAAAGATGAAGGTTAATCCTGAGTTTTTTACAATGGGGGGGCTTGATCTAAAGATTGGCGGCGAAGGAATAACATACCTCTACAATACAGTAGTCCCAAAGAACGCGGGCAAAGTCCTACAGAAGCTTGACAAATCTATTAAGCTTGAAGAGGTGCAGTTTGGTGAAGTAGAGTTAAAGCTTACCGATAAAGAGAATGCTGAGTTGAGCAGTTTGAGGGGAAGAAATATTAGAGACCTTTCTGAGGATGAGCAGGAGAGACTTAATGAATTACAAAACAAAGCCTCTGTTGTTAACTACGACAGGGAAGCGCCATCCTTCACCGCCACAGGATTCTACCTCACCCCCCATGTAAAGGACAAGGCAATCCGCGAGGGTATGCCATTATTCTCCAAATCAATACAGTTAGCCCCCGATAAGCTTTCCTCGGCAAGGTGGAGGGACGACTTGTACACCCAGTTCGTAAACTACATGCACTACATGGATATGCTACAAAGAAAGGAATATCCAAAAGGCGACATTCCGGATTATATCAATATAGTCCAGATAGAAAACATTGGCAAAAATGTTGTCCGTCATAAGCAAGGACAGGTCCTTGTGAAGCATTTCCAACCTATCATAGATGCTGTAAGGGACCTCCATAACCATAACAACACATTGACCAGGGAGGTCACTGAGACATACTTAAAATCAAAGCACATCTTAGAAGACAAGGTGATGAGCTATTCATACAAGAAAACCGGTGATGATGTTTATGATGTTAAAGTTGAAGGAGAAGGCCACGATGGTATCTCAGGGGGTGAATTTAAAGCCTTAGTAGGATCACGAAACTACAAGGTTATTCAAGAAAGGGTTGCTAGGGTTGAGAAAAGCAACAAGTCACTTAAAAAATCGAAGAAAATCACAGGAAAATACACAGGTGGTGGTATCTCTATGGCTGATGCTAAGGCTAATGTAAAAGACTTTGAAGACAAAGCTAAAACAAGCCTTTATAACAACTTAAACAAGGAAATCAAGAAGCTTGTTGAATACATTAATTCAGAAGAGAGCACAACTGGGGAGATTTCAGCCGCAGTGTCTAAAAAGAGAATGACTGAATTCAAGCACTATGTACCATTAAGAGGCTTTAAAGAGATTGAGGACACCGACAAGACTTTCTTTACTAAGAGCACGGTGCAACGAAAAGGACGTACATCTGAATCCGGAAGTCCTATTGCCTACCTACAGGCGATGGCACAGACAGCCATTGTAACAGGGCAGCGCAATACTGTAATGGTAGCATTCCATAACTTTGCAGTACAAAACCCTAACTCTAAACTCTACAAGATTCGCAACGCCTACTACTACATGGAGGGAGATGATATTGTTGAAACAGCAGATAAGCCAAAAGGAGCAGACGGCAAACCGGGTAAGATTCATGTCGATTACGAAAGATCACTGGGGGAGTTAGGCATAGAAGCGGATGATAACGTTAACCTTGTAGTAAAAAAAGTGGAAGGCCTCATGGAGACTATATCATTCAAGCTTAACGGAAAGCAACAATACATTGACTTCCATGGCATCGATGGAATGAGGGTAGGAAGGGGTTTGAAAAAGACCGACGTAGCAGAAGTTCACGGTGTATTGAATTTTGTGAGAAAGTTCAGCAACATACTACGCCAGGTGTACACCACGTACAGTCCTGAGTTTGGGCCACGAAACTTTACACGCGACTTTTTCACTGGTACTATAAATATAAGAAATGACTTTGGCAACGCCATGGCATTAAGGGTAGCCGGAAACACAAGAAGCTCTTTCGTTGCTTTAAGAAAGCTATTAAAAAAAGGCGGTATGGACGTCGTATACGCTGATGGGTCAATAGAGAAGCAACTTGCAGAATACATTGAAAGTGGAGGCTTGATTGGATGGACAGAGATGAAGAGTGTCCAAGATTTCAGTGATGAAATGAAGAGGAACCTTAAAAATCTCTCAGACTTTAGCAACGATCCGTCTTTCAAAGGGCTGATGACAGTGGGCGGGCAAAAGCTAAAAGGGGGATTAAATACGTTAATGCAGGGTATGGATTTTTGGAACAAGGTATTTGAAAATACCATGAGGTTTAATGCCTACAGGCAGATGGTAAAACCAAAAGACAAAGGGGGGGCGGGCATGACTAAGCAAAAAGCCATCAAATACAGCCTAGACTTGACAACAAACTTCAACACTAAGGGATCATTGTCAAATGCCATCGGATCACTGTTTTTATTCTTCAACACGAGTATGCAGGGTGTAGATAGAATGCTTAAGCCGTTTGGAGGTATAGAAGGCATATTGAAGATCGACAAGACACTTAAAGGCACAAGTGACACCAAAGGGATAATAATAAAGAAGATCGCTAAGAGAGCCGCTATAACTGCGGCAGCACTACCTGCCGCCCAGTTCATCTCTGGTATGATGAATCAGATATTAGGAGGTGAAGATGATAACGAGGAGCCATACTATAATAAGATCAGTGAATATGTCAGAACGCACAACCTTATATTCCCTGTGGGGAAAAACAAGTTTATCTACATTCCAATGCCGTATGGCTACAATTCTTTGATAGGATGGGTAGAATACGCAAGGGATTATTTAGAAGGCCGGTCTACGGGAAGCGATGCAGCCCTGAAAACATTTACCCTTGTATCGGAGTCATTCTCCCCACTAGGGGCACCTAACCTTGAGTCAGGCAAACCGCTCGAGGCTATATCGGAATATATTGCACCTACGGCAGTAAAGCCAATTGTAGAGTTGATGTTTAACCGGAACTTTATGGGCTTCCCAATTGCAAGGGAGGGGTCTTCATTTGGAACGCCTCTGCCAGATCATAAGCAATATTATGATTCAGTAAGCCCATTCTCAAAGCTGTTGACTGATTTCTGGGCGCAAACAATTGGTGGTTCTGATAGCATCACACCACCACAGTATGGTATATTCGATATAAACCCTGAATCTATTGACCACTTGGTTGGCACCTACACTGGTGGGGTAGGCACATTCCTAAGGAACTCTTATGGTACGGCGGTGGGAATAGCTAAGAAAATCCAGGGCACACCGATGACTGAGAATGAGAGAATCTTAAAGAAAGTACCATGGATCAGGAATTACTATCAGGAGACCTCACCAAGTTTCAACCGAAACAAGTATTTTGAAAATGTCAGGATGGTGAAGGAAAAGAACACTTACTACAAGAGGTACATCTCCGCCGGACGATTACAGGCTGCCAAAGATTACTCCAAAGAGAACCAAGGTTACATTAAACTATTCTATTGGAGCAAGGCTTTTGACAAGTCTTTAGATTTATTTGAGAAGGTAAGAGATCAGTCGCGAGTGGAAGGCAACAATGCCGATGTATTGATGTGGGATCGCCGGATGAATGATAAGCACATGACTTTCAACAAGATGTTTAATGCTGTGGAGTTAGGTAAAAACCCTAACGTGCTCTTTGGCTTGCAAGAACAGGCAAAGAAAATAACCCCATCATTTCTAAAGAAAATTTATCGTATACCTGAGTGATGGATAAAATAGAAAAAGTAAGGTTCTCCGTAAAGGACATGTCTATGGAAACCGGCTTATCAAGACGTCTAGTACTTCGTCTCATAGGCAATCACTTTATTAACACGGCAGAAATAAAGTCAGTTCAAGGAGGTAGGGGAGTGTTTCTTAGCAAGAAGCAACTACAAAAGCTTAAGAATATAATTGCCGAGAATGATAGATATAAAATTATACGCAAGCATCAGCAAAAGCTGGGCATCCTTAAAACACGATTCAACAAGTTATCAGTAAAACTACAAGCGGTTGGTTTAGAAATCAAGAATATTGAATCATCTCTGTAGAGAGTGATTATTTTTGGCGTGCTGTTACGTATAGTTTTGTAAGGTAATATTTTAAGATAAAAAGCTACATTTAATTTTGTAGCCTTTTTTGTATATTTGAAACAACGAAAGCGGGGGCTTTCTGGTTAATATCCGGGAAGTCCCATTTTTATTAAATCTAAAATATGCCACAATTGCAACAAGAGTTAGATAGTCCTCTAATGAACATAGCCGAAGAAGAGGAAGGGTTTGAGCAGGAATCCACTATAATCCGTGATGGCCCTATATGGGACATAGCCCAAGACCTCATCTATGACTCGGAAATGTGCTGGTACAACATGAAAGATTTTCGGGAGCGTAGAGCAAGAAACGCCAAATTCCGGAAGGGCGATCAGTGGACAGACCTTGTTCCCGACCCTGACAATGAAGATGCCACCAACACCACCAAATATGTAACTGAAGAAACCCTCATATTAAGGTCAGGCCGCACACCAATGGTCAACAACCAAATCCAGCAAGTGGTAAAGAACATGATTGGCCAGTACCGCATGAACGACTATGACCCAAGGGTGATGGCCACCAAGCGGGAGCATCAAGAAACCTCGGAGATGATGACCAACACCTTAAGGTTTATCCAGGGGATCAACAACACAACCAACAATGACGCAAGGATGTGGGAGGAGTTCATAATTTCCGGTGTATCAATATCAAAGGAAATTTATGAATGGAAGGACAGCTTCGACAGAAAGCATCCAGACTCCGAGGAAGTGCATCCCGCACGATGGTTCATAAACACTGACATTGAGAAAAGAGACGGGTCGGATGTTGTCCTTGTTGGGGAGATATTAGATGTACAGATGGACGAATTGATCACCTTATTCGCTAATATGAACCAAGCCACCAAAGACGATCTATTTGACATCTATCACGACCAGGTCTACGACCGAGCTTATTTTGAATCAAGGTTTGACAGGGACAAAATCGATCAGCTTGACTTCTTAATCCCCCACGACAAGACTAAGGCGAGGATATTCGAAATATGGAGAAGGGAACTTAGGGAGAAGTTGATTTGCCACGACTGGGCAAAAGGCACCCAATATGAGCATGACAATGAAAACATAGAGGAGGCCATGGCTGATGTCGACCAAACAAATGCAATGCGAATAGAGGAGGGTATCCAGTTCGGGCTCCCGATTGATCAGATTAAAATGATCACCTGTGAAAGAAAAGAAGTGTTGATCTGGATGTTCTACTACCTCAGCCCTCATGGAGATGTACTTGATTACGGAGAAACCCCCTATGATCACGGGAAGCACCCTTACACTATGTTGTTATATCCACTTTTCGACGGTGACATCTGGTCATTTGTAGAAGATATAATTCCGCAACAGAAGATGATCAACCGCACCATTGGAATTCTTGACCTTACTTTAGGGACATCAGCAAAAGGGTTGCTGGCTATTCCGGCAGGGATTATACCCGCAGGAATGAGTGAGACAGACTTCGCGAAAAAGTGGAGCAAGCCTGCCGGGGTAATGGTCTACGAGCCAAGGACAGACCTTCCGAATGGGGGGATACCACAACAGATCAATAGCGCCGCCTCTCCTGTTGGGGCAACCAACTTACTGCAAATACAGCTCGGCTTACTGAAGGAGATTTCAGGTATCAACGATGCAATCCAAGGGCAGGCACCAAGTTCAGGGACATCGGGAAAGCTCTATGCCCAGCAGACTACAAACTCAACAATCTCCACGCGAGACTACTTTGATGTTTTCTTTGATTGGAAGCGAAGGAGAGACTTAAGGCTGGTACAACTAGCGCAGCAGTACTATGATGAAGAGGTGTTTGTCAACGTCACCGGTAAAGATTACAACCCCAACTCAGACATCTACAATCCGATGATTGCCAAGGAGGCAAAGTACGACATTGTAATTGCTAAGTCACCACAGAGCCCGATATACAGGGTTGAGATTGAACAGCAACTTAACAACATGCTTAATGCAGGTCAGATAGACATCCATCAATTCTTAGAGAATTCAAACTTACCATTCAGTGATAAATTAGGGGAGATGGTGAAGGAGAGAGAAGAGAGGCTCAGGCAAAATGGCATAGATCCAGATATGATTCCCTTACAACAGCCCGCAAGAAATCCGCAAGCAGCGCAACAAAAGCCGATAGGTCTACAATAAAGAATAAAGTTTTTCTTTATAGATTTATTTTGTAGGTTTGACAAGTATAAGCGGTGAACCTTTAAATGCCTAATAGGCCAATCATAATACAAGCGCACGACAACCTAACAAAAGGGCGCCGAGAGTATGCCCCTTATCCAGAGGAGATGGAAGAAGAGATTCGAAAAATCAAAAACAACAAAAAAGATGGTAGAATTCATACGCAAAGACTTAAGCAAAGTTGATACTCAAAGCCTGATCATTAGAAGGAACTGGGTAAAAGAAACTTTAGATCGTTATGAAAAAGGCACCGTTCCTCTATCAGACAAAGAATGTGAGATATCAGACGCTCTTGATGGAGTGTTTGTAGATTTGGATGGCGAAATATGGAGAAGGTTTAAAAACGACTTCCCATGAAAATCGTCCATGTTCCCTTATTCAGCGTAAAGGCAAACAATTATTTTTTCATTCCAATAAATTAATAACCTAAAAACTAAAAGCGCCCTTGGAGGGGCGCTTAAAACATATACACCAATGGTAAAGTTAACAAATATTAATAGGATTATCTATGGTTTTGGTACTTAAATCATTCGTTCGTAAATCAAATTCATAACTTACCACTACATCATTAGCTTCAATTCTTATTAAATCTCCCACTTTTACTAATCTGTCATCAACATGAAACAAGAAAAGCTGCCATTGCTGACAGCTCGTCTAATTTGGCCCCTATTGTTTTATTATCGAACCAATTCAAAACAAAGAAAATAGGGGGCAGAAATTATATCAATATAGAAATAGTATAATAACATCTGTCACCAAAAAGGGTGACACATCGATTAAGGAGGGTGACACGTAGTGACAGTTGGTGACATATAATTTTCTATCTGTCACTCTTCTAAATGATTAGTAAACAAAGAGTTATGAAGTATTGGTGACAGATGACATATAATATATACTATAAAATATATAAGGTATATACTCCTCAAAACACTGATAATAAGGGGTAATAGAGTGAAAAAAAGTTTTTCTGATATTATCTGTCACCTGTCACCAAATTGGAAAAGTACAACTATCACCACACCTGAATCCCCCAACCCCTAACCTCCTTGTCCAGCTCTTTAGCATCACCAACAACATCATCGAGGCTTGACCAGAACTTATGACTATGGTTTTTGATTTTGGTATGGACGAGTTCATGTAGTATCACATAGTCAATACAGTTATTTTAGTATTCTTTTCAAAGAGACTCGCACGTAGGAAGATATCTTTCTATCATCTTTTTTGGCTGCTTCTTCTATTTTTTTGTATAGTTCTTGGTCAACTATAACTTGGATAGCCTTATACTTATTAGGAAATAATTTCATATAATTAAATGTAATACCAATAACTACAATAAGCAAAAAACACTGAACCAGCAAATACTTACAAATAATTAATATTTGTGTTCTCGCCGCTTGATAGCTTTATTAAAAGATCACGATTGACAGGTTGGCACAAGTGGCACTTTATTCATGCCATTTGTAATTGTCTAACAACTACAAACGACTAAATAAATAAGCTATAAGTCCTTTAACCGAGGATTTTTTTGTTTTACATGCATTAACACTATCTTAGCAAGAGTTAACTTTTTTATAACTCATAATGAATCAGGGGATTCTTGTTATCGAACAGGAGTTCCTTTTTTGTTTTAACATCTAAAAATAAATAATATCATGAGCAAATTAATAGAATTAGTATCAGGTAAGATTGGCTCAATGAGAGCGTTCAATAAGATAGAGCGTGACGATTTGATTGCCGCAGTGGATGGTGTCTCTACAATACAGACAGCCATCACAGCCAACACAGGATCTACACAGGGAACTGGGGAGGCTTTGACCGAAGGGTTTAATGAAATAACAGTATGTGCCAACGCTGGCGACGCGGTGACGCTACCAACAGCGGTAGCTGGATGGACGGTAAGGGTCAAGAACAACGGAGCTACATCCGCAGACATATTCCCATTCTTAGCTGATTCAATCGACACCGAATCGGCAAATGTTGCAATAGCGATTGAGCCGGGACAGACTATCTCATTCACAGCGGTAACCGCAGTGATTTGGGAGACTACTGGCCGAGTACCGCCTGTTGCTATATTAGATGCAGTCCAGCAGGACTTGACAGGAGCAGGAGCAGCTAGTGTCACGTCATATTACACAGCATGGACTACTGGGAGCACTGATGCGCTAACACTAGCTAGCGGCACATTTGTTGGGCAATTGAAAAAGATTGCAATGATCGTTGATGGCGGAACAGGAACACTTACCCCAGCAAGCTTTGTTGGGAGCACCTCTGTAGCTTATGCTGATGTAGGAGACTACTGTGTATTTAGGTGGAATGGTGTAGGTTGGAGGCTGATTGAATTAGGCAACAACACTACTGGAGCAGCAGGCCCAGCAGTTACCTAAGAATTCAAAATAGTGTGTATTAAATATAATTAAATCATAAAAATCATGGCAGTAAGTATTAAATCTAAATACAGTCAAAAACTATCTTACAAGAAGCCTAAACGCAAGAAAGGGGTAGTTGGCAAGGTAGGTTCAGGTAGAATGAAGGGAAGCAAAAAACGGAGGAGTAGTAGTGGATACTAAAGAGGTTTTTCCTCCTCTTGGTGATAAGGTGGTGGGATTGGCAGATATACCTCACTTTATCGCTTCTGACTGGGACTTAGCAGAGCACTACGATACCCTCTGCGCGTGGTGGTTAGGCAATAATTGGCCGGCACTTCCGCCTATATTATTACCAAAGACTGGTGTGGTTATTGAAGATTATTGTGCAGGGTTCCTGTATGAGTCTAAAGACACACCAGTAATGTGGATGGAATACATAGTAGGAAATCCCGATGCCGATAAAAAATGGAGAGGAGAGGCTCAGGACTTGTTGATTGAGAACCTAGTAAAGAAAGCTAGGAGTTTGGGGTGCAAGATGCTGGTAGTATCTTTGTACAAGTCAAGGCTGATCGAGCGGGTAAAGAAGCATGGCTTCAAGGCGCATGACCACGAAATGACAAATTTGTATCATACATGGGAGTTTTAAATGATAGTAGTAACAGGATCGGCCAGAACAGGAACTTCTATGATCATGCAAACACTGGTCAAGCTTGGATATAAGCCTGTCTCTCCGAAGTTCAGCAATGTCCATGACAATATAAGAGGGTACAACCCCAAAGGATTCTATGATATTGAAGATATCAATGACATTGAGAAATTGACAGATGAGTCCGGCGAAGTGGTGAAGATATTTGGCAGTTGCCTTGATAGGATCAACTTTGAGATAGTAGACAAGTTGATTATGGTCTTAAAGAGCGCGAAGGAAGCAGTGGCAAGTAGCATACCTGTTTTTAAAGCAATGGGAGAAGATGTCGAAGGCCAAGAGTTAGATATCTACATGGGAAATTATAAACTCATCCTTGACTTCATTGATCAAAACCCATCAATCCCTGTTCTTGGTATCGAGTACAGTATGATGGTAGAAGATCCTGAAAATATAATTAAAGAAATTGCAAGGTTCTTAGGTTGTAACACTAATCCAATTGAGGCCATTAACAATATAAACACAGAGGAATTATGCCCGCATTAAGCATAGAAGGTGTAGGATTTGGCTTAGAAGATAAGGCGGCGGCTAAGGAGCAGTTTATGCGTATAACGCAGGAGCATAATCTTAAGCACACATTTTCATTTGACGAAGTGTGGGATTTAAGTATTAGGCAGAGGTATCGTGAAAATGTCGTTGATTTTGAGGCTAAAATGTTGGAGCAACCAGAAGTATTAACGGGAGATGCTATTACAGAAGTCAACCCCCTTAAGCACAGCTTTGCTGATGGGTGCTACATCCGAGAGATATTCAATCCTGCGGGAGAGCTTCTTGTAACTAAGATTCACAAAATAGCACATCCATACTTCTTACTATCAGGATCAATGTCTATTATGACTGAGGCCGGCCCGAAAAGAATACAAGCTCCCCATCATGGTATAACACCTGCGGGGACAAAAAGAATCATATACACACATGAGGACTGTATTTTTGTTACAGTCCATGTGACAAATGAAACAGATTTAATCAAGATTGAGGATGAGGTTATAGCGAAAAGTTTTGATGAAATTGATGAGAATGAAATACAAATCTTAAAAAGAAAATTATGTCGTGGGTAACTGTAGCACAAGTAGGAAGTCAGGTATTTGGCAACGTCTTACCACTTATAGGCCAAGGGAAGAGGGATAAGAAAAGGGCCAAGAGGGTTGATATAAGAGCTGATAAAATATATGATAAATTATCTGGCGTTTCTGACCCATACTCGGAAGCTATCAAAGGCTTGAATCAAAGGTTCAACAACTACAACTCCAGCTTACAAAGTTTAATAGGTGGTGGCAGTGCTTATTCTGGTGGAGGATATGGAGCTGGAGGGTTGGCTCCAATAGTTGATCCGGCAGTAGTACGTGGTGGGATGTCCCCAGACTTTCAAACAGGGTTTGGAAGCTCTCCAGGACAATTAACTCAATCGGCCGGCATAAGCCCAGAGGTGCTAGATAAGGTTAGATTGGCAACGGAAATGCAGAGCCTGCAAGGTGATATAAATTTAGACCGAGGCGCAGAATTTCAAACAGAGTTTGGAAGCTCTCCAGGACAATTACCTCAATCGGCCGTCATAAGCCCAGGGGTGCTAGAGAGGATTTCAGCTTTAGGTGGTACCAATCCAACAACGGGGTTTCGGCAAGCTGATGACACGGGGGCACCAAACAAGAAAGCCCCAAAAGGAATCAAGGGAGCAGTAAAGAAAGTAGCATCAGCAGGCAAAGGAGAAGATGAGATTGTAGCCCACATAAACCCAAGAGAGGCAGAGATGCTAAGACAGACGGGGGGATCTGGAATGGTCAACCCAAGGACAGGTATAATGGAGTTCAATCCTACAGCGGGGCAACCTGACATGCGCTCCGCCGCTGAGAGAAAGAGAGACAGTATGGATGTTCCGAACAGATATTATGTTTCGGAGCATAACACGCCTTTACCCGCATATGAAACTGATGAGACATGGAAAGGTGGCCCACCAACAACGGGGCCATCTGACATGCGCTCCGCCGCTGAGAGAAAGAGAGACAGTATGGGGGTAACGGGACATCCGCAAGATTTACGCAGAACACAAGCTGATCCCACGCTTACAACTACACCCTCTCAGAGCGAACCTCAGTACTATGGCCCAGGATTCACACCACCAAGAGAATCACCAAGCGGGGTAAGCATAGCACAAATCAGTGATGAGTATAGTCTGCTTGGCAATCAGTTTGGGGCATTAAACCCAATGTATCAAGCTTTAGGAAAGTCAGTAGGTGGAGAGTACGATGCCTTGAAAGGCCGGTATGCCGGTCAAGAAACACGGGCAAGGGGTCTGGCTGACAGAAGTATATTCCAATCAGGTTTCGGAGCAGATGTATTAGGAAGAGCAGACAGGCAAGCAATATCACAAAATAAAAACTTACTCAACATGGCCAACCTAACAGGCATGAGCGATGCCGCTATATTGGCAGGGCAGGGGAATATTGCCCAAACTCAAGGGAACGTAGCAAGTGCATTGGCTGGTCAAAACACTGGATGGAACAGAATGAACCAACAGAGCCTTCAAAACCTTATGGGCGCGCAAGGCAACCTTATAGGGCAAGCAGGAGGGTTCCAGGGCAATATCCTTGGGCAGCAGCGAGGTGTGATCGGGGACATTGTCGGAATTAACAGGGATCGCCAAAATCTATTATCTAGAGAGGCGGGCATTTACAGTAATCAAGCCGCCAATGACAGGGCACAGATAATGGCAAACATATCAATGGCGAAACAAGCTACAGGCAATTATACTAATGCTTATAATGCTGCCAATGAGCTGGCCACTGCAAGTAACAAAGCGACGGCAGCACAACAACAGGCGTTAACAGAAGGGCTGTCAGGGATAGATTATAGCTCTTTATGGGGAGGACCGGATGCAAATCCCACGATGACTAGTGTAGGTACGGGATACGGCTACAAAATGCCAGGGAGCGACTACTCATACATATGAAAGCAAGTTTAACAGCTTCAAAGTAAAAGTTAGCAGGATTGTAAACAAGATTAGTAACAGTAGTAACATTTAGTAACAGTAGTAACATTTAGTAACACCTGTTACCAATGTTACCAATTGTTACTAAAAACAGTAAAAAAATAAAAATGGCAACCAACAGTATTTACAACCAACTAGGGGAAACAAACAAGCAACCGCCCGGTACAGGACAGAATGGTGGGCAATGGTTTAATACATTTTTTGATAGCTTGCCTCAACCAGGCGCAGGGCCAATCAATGAAATAAATCAAAGACTCTATGGAGCTAAAGAGGCAGCTTTCAATTTTCTAAACAACAACAGAGTGCAACCAGAGATGCCAATAGAAGACGAAGAGAAGAAGGCTGAGATCAAAAGGAAGATGAAGGTCAATGCGCTCGGTGACGCAGTAGGCATGTTATTTGGCGGGGCATTAGGGGCAATGGGACATTCTTTTGCAGTACCAGAAGATAAGGAAGGACCATACCTAATGAAGAAGATCGAAGGTATGGACGCTGCACACCAGACTGCAATGGAGAAGTACAATGACAGGATATTCGAAATGAAAGGCGATAAGTGGGATGCGAAAGCTGGTTTTATGGTGAACGAGATTAATAATAGGGAAGAACAAATACAATTATTTAACAAGACCGCAGAAGATAGACGGGTTGAACAGGGGAGATTGGGCATTCGGCGGGAAGAATTGGCCTCCAGTCAGCTGAAGGAAATAAGAGCTCAAATCGATGACTTCAAGGAGGAGCGGGGAGCTACACAGGAAAAGCTTTTGAAGCTGCAGAGAAAGCGAACAGAGCTAGGAGTCAGGGAAGAAGCGATATACAACATAGAGAATCCGACGGGTCCAACATATGCGGCGCAAATGGGGTACTATGATGAAGATATATCCAAATTAAAAAATGATATTGCGGGATATGATAATAGTCTAGATGGGCTGCATCGTATGGGATCACGAATATTAGGCGTCCCCTTTGTACCCCCCGTAGGTCTAAATGGCAGTGGAGAAGGTGGAGAAGGTGGAGAAGGTTTAGAAGGGTCGGATGAGGCGGCCAAGAGGGTTGATAAGATTAGAACTAGTTTTCAACGCATTTTTAATCCTGAAACAAATACATTCGAAGAGGAAATATCACTGACTAAGGAGGAGAGGGTGAATAAAGCCCAAACAGAGGCCTCAATTATTATAGACGAAGTAAGAGAAGCATGGAAAGGGGAGGATACCCAACCAACCCGGTTTAGGACAGAGAGGAAGACCGCTTCAGCAAAGGTCAGGGAACGTCTTCTTGCCGACTATGATAAATTATCTAGCGGTTCGGGTACGAAGGGCACGGTTGATAATAAAATTGTCTTGGAGCTGCTAAAATATATAGCGAACGATTCCAGTATTGGTGATAAATTGTCAAGCAGGGCAAACGATGTCTTCGAGATTATTAACCCTCCGTTTGTGAGTCAGCGTGCTAAGTTTGTTGAAAACTAATAAAACAACTACATTAGACATTCAATTCAATTTTTTTTGGGTTTAGGGTTAAAGTTTAGTATGAAATGAGGGAATTTATAGTTCCCTCTTTTTTTTTGTACCTTCGACATATTCAAAAAAACAACAATGAACACACCCACCACCAAGCAAAACCTAGATGAGTTCATATAATTGGTTTCCCACTGGGCGGTTTCCCAATCGCATAATACGAAGGCTACGCATGTTTGAGTCTATACAAGAAAAACACAAAAGGCTTTACGAAGAAAGAAGATGGGGAAGTATATGAGAGATAAGCTTAAGTCTGCTCCAGAGGCTGTAGCCACACCACTGGCTACTAATGCGTTTGCCGCTATAGAGAAGTTGTCATGGTATGTGAAGTCGTATAAATGGTTCTTAAACTTACTTAAATGATCACCACTATTATATCATACGCCTTGTTTATGGTGGCCGGTGCCGCCAACGGGCTAATGGATTCTTCAAAGTTTCACTGGAAGAAGTCTTTTGTAAAAAGGATATTCGTTGACAAGTTTGGTTGGAGTGAAGACTTCTGGAATCCTAAAAGATCATGGGTAAGAAAATATAGAGAAATAGGAAACTCATGGATAGCAAACATCTTAGAGAAGCTTGATAATTCATGGCTTTCATTTACTACAGACGGCTGGCGTCTATTAAAAGAAATAATGATCACAAGTATTTGCTTGGGCGTGGCTCCGGTTTGGTGGATGTACCTTGTCCTCCGGTTAATGTTATGGGCGGGGTATAAAATCACATACAGATGATCGTAGTCTACCCAGACTCAAAGTTTCTATGTATCCTATTTAGAATATACGTAGCCATTATATTATGGCATTGCTATATATAAGCCGATTCATTTGACACGATCTTCATAAAGGCCAAAGAGAGATATGTTAATAATAAGGATACTTTTGGAAAGTATGAAGATGATTCTTACGTATCAGGGTATCTTGACTCTTACAGCGACGCCTACCAAAATTTGTTTTATTGTTATTATGACGATGGATTAAAAAAGATAAACAATGAAGTGTTTGGCCTGTGGTACAGAACTCATACATGGTGGAGACCACGACATAGAAGAAGATGAAGCTGAGTTTGATGGTCATAAGATTGTGACAAATCTATCGTGTCCAAAGTGTGAGGTGTGGGTATAAGTGTATCATGGAAAAGACCTTGATGATGAGACGAGACTTCATTAAATCAACATCACTGGCAGCCCTGCCATTGTTATTACTGATAACCTGGGATGTAGAAGGAAAGGTTACAATTGCGTACCTACCCTACCTTCCACCAAAGCCTGGAATTGAAAAACTACTAATGTGTGGGTATAAGAGGGGGGGGTCACTAATACTATCAGTATTCATCCCCACGATGATCTTTTTTTCGCAAAGTATAGATTCGCTCCATCAAAGTCGAAGCGAGGGGTGAGATTAATATTTTTGATATAAGGTCCGATATAAAACACTGGATCACAATAAACATCACTGGGGAAGTTCAATTATTTATCAACCATAAATTTGTCTCAGGACACTACTTATGCAAGAAAATAAAATAATAGTAGATTTTTCATTGAAGTTAGCTAATGAAATATTAGTAAGGAACATCAATAATTTAGATGAGGTTTCAATACTGATTGAAGTTAGGCTTCATGATGTGATTAGAGATTTGATGAATGATTATTCAACACAAATTGTAGGGGCGATGAAGCGATCAGTAGAGAAGGCGGACTATTTAAAACGGATTGAACAACAGGATAAAAACAGAATTGGCAGTAAAAAATATCTATCAGATTACCGTCAATATACATGGGGGCACATAGAAAGTGAAAATAGTCAAAGGTTTGCCAATGCTCTGGAACTAAAAAAGAAGGGTATATCAAACGTTGATATTGCCAGACAATTCGATGTCTCAGAGGGTGCTGTACGAAAGTGGCTCAAGAAGGCAGAATCAGAAGAATACATCATCAAGGCCAATTATAAGGTTCCTGAAGATGGAAAAACTTGTAATGGATACACTCTCGCTGAAATTGCTGCCTATGTTTTGGAATTTACTCCGAGAGGTTATCGTGTTTCCGCAAAGAAGATTGAAGCCATTCTAAAATCAATGGAGGCCGAGGAAGTCAGGACTAAAAAAGAAAGGAAATGGAAAATAGAAAAAATACAATTAAATGCAGCTAAAGCTAAGAAAGCGGCAGCTAATCGAGCTGCAAATGGTACGGCGGTGAATGATGATTTTGAACATTTATTAACTTATGTTAAAGAAAGATTTGGCAAAGAAATTATTGATGATTTTAATTCTCGCTTTGCCAAAGAAAACCCCAATCTATAAAACTTAAAATATGAAAATGTCACCATTAGCAATTGAAATTATTTTATATTATCACACCTCCCCACCAGATGTGGATTATTACAATCTTGATAGCCCAGTCTCGCAAGACATTATAGAGAATTTAACAACTCGTTCGTGCGGCACTTATTTCCTCTCCCCCGAAAAGGGTGGTTAATGCCAGAAATGATAATTTAATTCAAATGAAAAACAAAGTCACCAATCTCCTGAATAGGTATACTAGGAGGGGCAATGTAGATTTCTGGGTATCCATTTACAGACACCACCCAAAACGTTAGGGCAATTTCGTTGAAGAAAATAGAAGCCATAATTAATATCCGTTTACCACAAAGATAAAGGAAAACTTTATGAAAGCAGGATTCCTATTTAGTTAGATGCACAAATAGCATTTAATTTCCCATTTGTGCACCCCTTAGTCAGCCCTAATACAGTAATTAATGTTCCATGAGGGCTTTCATTTCTTTCATTTCTTTCATTTCTTTCAATTTTCTTTCAATTTTCTTTTCATTGATTACATAGTGAAAACTCAATGAAATATGGTTGGTGAGGCTTTTGTGATTACGAGTATTGTCCAAATCAAACTGTGTGGCAAACTCGACAGAGAAGTCGCTAAAAATTAGAAGGTAGATAGCTTGTCTTTCGCTAAGATACTGTGCCACAAAAAATTCCAATAAAGGCATTCTGGATGGGCTGACCTTCTTTGCATCAAAAGTAAGTTGCTGGTAAATGTGTTGAATGTCCTGTAACGAGATTCCGAAATTCCGTAAATCACGGATTAGCAGCAACCAAACTAAGTCAATGAAAGAGAACAGCCGCCAGCCTTTTCCCTTGGCCCCTCGTTCAGCATCAAACAAACCACCTTTCTCCCAAGAGTTCAAGATGCGATAAGAAAAGGATCTGAGTTCATCCCTCAGTTTAATATCCCTTTCATTCAGTTTGCTGCGGGCATCTTCATGTGTAGCAAACCATTGAATGTATCTGTCCTTAAAATTATCCTCTCGTAAAATCTGTTCTTCCTGGGCCATCGAAACTTACCATTTGGTAATATTTAGTAAAAGTAAGCAATTCTCATCAGAATTGTTAGAATCAATAGAGGGTTAGCTTGTAAAACTTGTATGTTCTTGTATACAAGCATAAACACAAGAACATACAAGTTTAAAGAAAGGTAAGGTCCATTCTAAAGTCCATTGAAATTCAGGTAAAAAGAACGAAAAAGAACGTTAATAGAACGTTAATAGAACGTTAATAGAACGTTAATAGAACGTTAATAGAACGTTAATAGAACGTTTTCACCACAACAACCATTGATAAAATACTTGTAAAGTAGTTGTTTGGTTGTTTGTAGTGGTTTAGACAACCATAAACAACTGAACATCAATAAGGATTTTTGAACAAACACCTATTGAACTTTGATCTTGTAATCAAAGAAAAGACGATATTATCGTCAATCATGAGTAGCTCCTAATAGCTTTCATTACTTGCATATTACTTGCAAGCAACTTTTGAAAGTATCATGATGACCACATTTGGGTCATTATGAATAATCCATACGAACATATTATAGCCTTAATTTCCTAATTTTCCACTTTGGGAATATTGGGAAAGTACCAAAAGGCTCATTTCTTTTGAAAAAGGATACAGGGAATTTTCAGGGAATTTTCAGGAACTATGTAAACAACTGATATTCAGCTATTAATGCTATGTGTTCAATTGGTGAGAGGAATTTTCAGGAACTTTCAGGAACTATGTAAACAACTGATATTCAGCTATTAATGCTATGTGCTTAATAGTTAGAGGAATTTTCAAGTAACCTTAAAAAGAGTTTTTAAACCCCAAAACCTCAGAGGAGTTATTTTTTTCCAGGCAAAGCGGGCAAGAAAAAAGGCAAAGCGGGCAAGAAAAAAGGCAAAGCGGGCAAGAAAAAAGGCAAAGCGGGCAAAGGTATGGGGGGCTTTTAGGGGCATCAAGGGGGGAGTACTCCCTAATTTAATTGCTGATAGTCTTTTTGAGCGTCGCCGAGGGTGGATTTTTAGCGGTTGTTAGTAATCTGCGTAAGACCCATTAGAAACAGAGACTATTCCTTCCTTCCTTTTCTCTACCAAAACGCAGGGGCGCTCGTTGTAACAAAGCCAATAGCCAATCATTGTAGGGATAAGGACGTCGTCATGTTGCCCCTCTACGTGTCCCATCCTATTGCGGCCACCACGACTGGGGTCTTTGTGTTCATAAAAAGATGCCTCATAGTAAACCTCTTCATCAAACTCCAGTAGGCCGTCCTCTCTTAGAAGCTTAAGCATAAAGTTTGATATCCTTGTCTTGTTGTCGTTGGTAGTCCACCAACCATACTTGGTAGGGAGGCCTGCCCTGACTTGGTCTACAGGGGTTCGGGTATACATATTCTTAACCACCTTACCTATCTCATCGATAAAGGTCTCAAAGTGCTGGCCTTCGGTATCTCCTTGGTTCTGCCCTGTGAAGTTGGCTTCAATAGCCAATAAGGCATCACCATAGATGTGGGCTAACTGGGCAGCCTTCCAAGCCATGATGTCTTGATCGATCCTTCCCTTCCATGAAAACACCCTTTGTGGAACCCCCCCTTTTGTCATTGGTGCACGGTCAAAGCCATTGATAGTACTCCAGTCGGCAGTCTTTGATTTACCTCCTATGTCAACGGTGACGATGTATCTATTTTGGTAAATAAAATCTTCTGGTGGCGCGGGCTTATTAGGCATATCCCATATTCTCAAATTACCATGCTCCTGTTTTAATGGGAATATGTTCTCAAGTATTTCTTTACCTGTTCCTTCCGGATAAATCTCTCCAATAAAAGGGGGAACCCTCATAGTCTTCTTAATTTTCATAGAGTACTGTGGCGGGAAGAACAGCCTTCCGGAGGAAGCGAAGGCCTCCTCTGCCGAGGATGGGAACTCTGAGAACATCCGCCATGTATCATTGTGGTAGTTCTTAAGTTTGACGCGATACCACTTAATCCCTTCCAGTGTGGCCCCCATACCCCATACAGACTTCTCATACTCGGTCATTGAATCAATAAGAGCCTTGGCCTCCTCAACATCTCCGAATTCTATTTGGTATAGTTCAATTAAGAACCATGGAATAAACAAGGGGGTGTATGGGTTCTTTTTTTGAGTAGCGGCCATATATTCTCGATGGAAGAAACCACCAGATCCTTTAGCGGTAGACTCAAGCGCAAGAAAGGAATAAGGCTCTTCCAGTATCGATCCGGTGATTGTTTGCATTAAGTCTTCTGGCTTCCTAGTCTCAGAGGACTGCCACGAAGCTATCTCTGTGCAATGAGCCATCTTGATGTTTTTCACCCGGAGGCCTTCAGGCTTAACCATAGACCCCACAGAAATCACACATCGTCTATCCTTAATGATTCTTGTTTTGGTTGATCCTTCAAAAGACTCAAGGACATAATCTTTTAATTCATAGTTGTCAAGCAGGGTGTTATACATACTCCTGACGGTGATCGATTGTTCTTCGGTATCCCCGACAATTACACTATGCCAGTTGATTTTATGTATCAGTTGTATCCACGCCATGTAGATTTCTATAAGTGTAGACCCTCCCCACTGTCTTGCTTTGACAAGGATAATACGTATGGGCATTTCTGCAATACGCATCTTTTCCAATTCGGCCAATAGAATCCTTTGGGCATACCGCAGTATGAAGGGAACAACAGGCAAAGTCCCGCCAATGTCTGTTTTCGGTTCTATCATTGTTGTGAGGCCAGCCCAGAATTCAAAGTCCTCGGCAAACCGGCAGGCGTTCATTTCTTGTATACCGGTGTCTAAGGGAATATCTAGATCATGGCAGTAGTGATCTAGGGACTCATGTTGAGCGAAAGGGGAGCTTTCAAGAGATTTAGGCAGGTAAATTGGTATTGTATTGGCAGATACGCGGAAAGGGAACCTTTCTATCAGGCTTCCTTCACCTGTTCCAGGTACGTAGGGGTCGGTAAAAACCTTGTTTCTCTTATCATTTTCTTTAAAGTACTCATGGTAATTGCTGTTCATCGATATAAAATTACTATTTTTGGAATTAATGGAGCTAAAGGCAGGGCTGTTCATAGAAGGCCAAGAGAAAAAAAAAGAGATAATTGAGTTTATCAAAGCTCTGCGCCAACACAATATTTTATCAAAAAAGAGAGCTAAAGAAGCTGGCCACTATATAGAAAGGGCTTTTCAAGTGGCATTTGTCCAAGATACACAGGAAAGGTATTTATTGGACGATGATCTGATAATAATAAACAATATATTAAACCAAGTGGCTAGAGGAAAGAGGAAGGTGATGTTTGAGCTTACTGAAGATGGTTTTTGTCTTCGTGAAGTATTTACAGGGGAGGAGTGGCAATTGATGGTAGGAGCAAAACCAAGTTAATTTGCTACCATCATAAGATTGCCTTAAATTAGAGGCACGTAATAATACAGGAAGTAAGGGAGACTTTCGAAATGACAGAAAATTGTCATTCGGAGGTCTCTTTTTTTTATTTAATAAAAACAACAAAAACACAATGGCACAAGGATCAATAATAGACGAAATAATTGGGATCGATACAACCGCTCCCGCCGAAACACCAGCTAATCCCCCAAAGGAGGCCAACGCTCCCATCCAAGAATTTGAAAAAGAAACCCCTGTTGAGTTAGAACGGCCAACAGAAGACACACTCACCGCAGAACAGAGGGCAGACGCTGAGGACTTGGCCACAGCCGAGGCTGAAGATAAAGCCATTAAGGATGCGGAGAATAAGAAAGAAGAGGAACTGGAAGCTGCTACCGAAGCTGATAAAGGAGAGCTCACCGAAGATGAGCAGCAAAGGGCAGACAAGTTAATAGCCAAGGCTAAAAAAGCCGAGGAGGATAATAAAGAAGAAAAACTCAATAAAGAAGATATCAGGGAGCTTAATCAATTAGGCTATGATGTTGAGGTGGATGATGGCAAACCAGAGGAGGGGTCAGGAGAAGAAGGCGCTGAAAAGCCTGTAGAGTTTAATCGAACCGTGACAACCGATGTGGTAGAATCGTATACAGGAAAATTATACAATAGTCAGCAGGAGCAGGACAATGACAACAATGCTATTATTATCGCCGCTAGAAACCAACAGATAGCGCTCAATCAAGCATACCAATCAGACCCACACCTTCAAGAAGTAGTCAATGATGTTTTAGCCGGAAAGCCTTTTCTTCCATCGGTGGCAGCTCATTACGGAGCTGAGGGTCTTATACCGCAACCTGGAGAAGAAGGACACGAAGACTATCTAAAAATACAGTGGGAGAGAGAGCAAAGGCAACAAAATGAAGTTTCAATGCAAGAACATCGTCAACAGCTTGATCAGCAAAACTCCCAAAAGATGATCTCCTTTTGTCAGGGAAAAAAGATGGATCAAGCAGGGGCTCAGGCATTCGCATCGAAAATAAATTTAATTACAAGAACTTTAACACAGAACATGCTTGTAGACCCTTTTTTAGAGATGGTTTACAAAGATGGTTTGTTTGATACTGCCGTTGCCGCTGCAGAGGTAAAAGGGATGAATCAAAAAATTACAATAACCAGAGCAGCCCAAAACGGGCAAGGCAGAATAAAGAAATTTACCACTAAGAGTGGAGGAAAGACGCCAGTAAGAAGGCCAGTAAAGCATACCTCAGAAGGAGCTAAATTTTTAGACACTATTCTTAATGATTTCGTTGAGAGTACCTAATGGGGTTTTTTTTAAACCTTAATATTTAATTATGAAAAACGTGAAAACCTATATATGTAAATTAACAGAAAGCAGGATTTTCCAAGGTATCCTTGGGGTTGCATTGATGTTGTTGGCATATTATTCTCCCGCTGAGGCTGGAGTGATGATGGCGGTTGGCACCCTGAATGCAGGTGTTGTCAGAACGTCGAAGGGAAGAGGTATCAGTGACGGTGAAGGAAACAAGACAGATGCCCACTACAAAAGGGATATCTCCGACATCGTAACTGAGCAGAAGCCCGATGATTTCCCGTTGGACCATGCGCTACGTAAGATTCGTAACGCAAGAAAATCCAACAACTGGAAAGTAGAATACGAAGAGGTGACTTATAGAGGAGAGAGCGCACAGGTAAACGGTGCCGCTACTTTCACTACAGAGACTATTGGAAACGTCACAGTAGACAGTTCCAGTATGCTTGCAGTAGATGACACCTTGTTTGTGCCTGATGTAACTCCGGCCAATGGATCTGGAAAAGAAGCCAGGCTTGTTGTCACCGATGTTATCTCGGCTACAGTTATTGAAGTACAGGCTTTGAACGGCCACGATGGTTCTTCAGGAAGCGGTGATCGATTGACCACCATTCCAGATAACACTGTAATGTACCGAGCTGGTAATGCTAAGTCAGAAGAAGACGCCCAGACAGACCAGATTTACGAGCTTCCAGCTCAGGACTACAACTACAACCAGACTTTCATGCAGATGATTGAGCGTACTCAGATTGAGGCCGAGCATTCAGCATATTCTGGTGAAGACTTTGAAGACAAGGTCAGGCGAAAGCTATGGGACTTCAGGTCTAAGGTTGAGAAGAGTTTCATTTTTGGTGTTCGTAAGAGTGCAACAGTCAACGGAAAAGAAGTATTTTATTCTGACGGTTTGGTAAGTAGGATTAGTCAGGCTATATCGTTTACTTCTTCAGGAAGTTTACCTGCACCTACTTTGAATGAGACTATTGACGCACAGAAAACTGTGTTTGCAAACAAGGCCGGCAGTAATAAGCGGCTAGTTCTTTGTGGATCAGATTTATGTGCTGGTATTGACAAAATTTCAGATTACACTAGAAATATCAATGGTGGCGATCTTCACCTGTTCCACGGTGTAGCCGTGAAGAAATTGCAAGGTTCTTTTGGCGAGTTTAACATCGTCTATTCCAAGACCCTTGACAACGCAGGATGGAGCAAGAAAGGGCTCATACTTGATCTTGAGCACATTTTCAAGCACGACATGGAGAAGATGCATACCAAGGTTTTAGATCTTGACAGTGCAGGTATCCGAAGGACTCAAGACGCTGTACGTATTGTTGAGACTACATGTCCAACTATCCGTTATGCCGGAGCCTCTGGAGTCCATGCAGTGTGGTCTTAGATGTATGAAATCGTATATTTTTAAAAATTAAAGAAAAGAAATTATGCCAATAACTAGAAATGATAAAATATCGACACTATCGTCCGCAAAAGCAATTCAACTTCAGAAAGGGCTTTTTGATGCCGTCTCTAAGGAGGGATATGGCGTGGACGGAGTCGCGGCCTTAGTGGCTGCTTGGAATAAGGTAAATCCATTAGGATATGACTTGGTAACAGCAACAGCAGCGGAAGTAATCGCAATGAATACTACCGAGATTGAAGTAGTCGCTGCGCCGGGGGCAGATAAATGGATATGTCCATTATTCTGTTTTGGTTCCATTGATTTTGGTTCCGCCGCTTTTGATGGGTCTAACACGGATGTTCTGTTTGAATATTCAGGGGGAACTGCTGTTTCACTTTTTGCTGCGGCTTTGGCGGCGTCGGCTGACGCTGGGTTTTCCGGAGTAGCAACACTAGATGTTAGTGAGGTAGAGAACCAATCGATACGGGTGACAGAAGGGGGTGGAAACCCCGCGACAGGAGACTCAACAATCTCTTTAGGTTGTGTTTATTTGACATTAGACATTTAAGTCAATTGTTGTTTTTTTGAATAGATTGGAATGTTAGGTGAGGGGGTTATTCCCCTCCCTACATTTTAAATATAAAATCATGTTAAAAACCTACAAGTACCTAGGAGGCAATATCGTCCTGCAAATTGGGGGGCAACCTTGTTTTTTTGGTG